CACAACATGATTGCAGGGGACTACTTTACTTTTACTAGCGTAACTCCTCCAGTTGGAGCGGGGTATACTGCAGCGAATTTTACTGATCAAACTTTTGAAGTAACTAGTGCAACGATTAATACATTTACCATAACGATGGCAACGAATGCGGGAGTTACTGTTGCAGGGTCAGGAGCATGTACTATAAACAGATATGTTAAAGTAGGTCCTATTGGACAGACATTCGGCTTTGGATTTGGAACAGGTGCTTACGGAGGAGCATCTGGACTTACTACTACTTTAGATGGTGCTTTATTAGATGACACTGCAGGTACTGGAGGATCTGGAACTTCTATTACACTTACCTCAACAACAGGGTTTCCAACATCGGGAGTAATTAAAGTTGGAGCAGAATTTATTTCCTATACAGGTATTTCAACTAATGATCTTACAGGAATTACGAGAGCAGTAGCTGGAACACGATCCGCTCATTCTACTTTAGCAGGGGTAGAGTATTACACTGCATGGGGTTCAGCTTCCTTATCTTCTACGGTTCAACTAGATCCAGCTAGTTGGAGTTTAGATAATTTTGGTCAAATATTAACTGCTACTGTATTAAATGGAAGAACGTTCACATGGCAACCTATACAAAATAATAACAATGCTTTAGAAACTAGAGCAACTATTATGACAGGTGCTCCAACTAAAACCGCTATTTCCATCGTATCAGATACAGATAGACACTTTATACATTTAGGAACAGAGGAAACTATTGGAGATACTTCAACTTTTGATCCAATGTTAATAAGATTTTCTGACCAAGAAGACTTTAATGACTACCAACCAACTTCTATTAATACAGCAGGTACTTTTAGGATAGATGACGGAACTCATATTGTAGGTGCCATAAGAGCAAAAGATTACATTTTAGTATTAACCGATACCGCTGCGTATACGATGCAGTATGTAGGAGCTCCTTTCACTTTTAGTATTAGAAAAGTAGGATCTAACTGTGGAGCAATGAGTTCTAAGTCCATTGTGTTTGTAGATGGTATTGTTTACTGGATGGACGACTCAGGTTCTTTTAACGGATATAACGGAACCGTTGTTAAACTTCCTTGTAGTGTAGAAGATTTTGTATTTAATACCGCTAATCCAGGAGACCTAGGTTTTAACTATGATGCTGGAAAATTAACTTACGCTAGTCACAATTCTTTGTTTAATGAATTACATTGGTTTTATGCTTCTAGTTCAGCTACTGAAATAGATAGATGCGTTACTTATAACTATCAAGATAAAGTTTGGTATACCAGTTCTTTATCTCGTACCACTTACTATGACGCACATTTATATGATAAACCTTATGCTACTTCTTTTTATGAAACAGGAGTACCTACTTTTCCAGTTATACAGGGAGTAACTAATACTTCTGGTTCCTCTACTTTTTGGGAACACGAAACGGGAATAGATCAATTAGAGGATGGAGTAACTACTGCTATTACTTCTTTTATAGAATCTGGAGAGTTCATGCTTCATTTAGAAGGTGACGGAGAATACTTTACGAAAGTAAGAAGATTTATACCTGATTTTCAAAGATTAGATGGAACTGCAACGGTTACTATTTTATTAAAAGACTATCCTTCTGATACGTCTGTTAGTTCTTCTTTAGGACCTTTTTCTGTAACATCAAGTACTCAGAAAATAGATACACGTGCTAGAGGAAGATCTGCTAGTTTGAAGATATCTAATTTATCTAGCGGAGTAACTTGGAGATATGGTACTTTTAGAGCAGACATACAACCTGATGGTAGAAGATAATGGCTAAAATAACTAATTACATTCCAGAACCTACTCCAGAGTACAGTATGGATAATCAACAACAAGTTCTTCAATCATTAGAAACAATGAAGAATCAATTAAATAATTCTTTTCAAGAAGATTTAAGACAAGAAGTAGAAAGGTACACTTGGTTTGTAAATTAAATGGCTAATATATATAAAAACGCAAAACTTGATTTAACGGCAGCTACGGATACTACTTTGTATACTGTTCCTTCTAATTCTAGAGCTATTGTAAAATCTATTTTAGTTTGTGATGACACTAATAATGGCAGTAGTATAACAATCACTTTATATCCAGGAGCTCCTGCTTCAGGGGGTGGAATTGTTCTATTTAAAAGTAAAGTTGTATCGGGTAATGCAACAGAGCAATTAATAACTCAACCTTTAATTATGCAAGAAAATGAAGTATTGGAAGTAGTTGCTGCAGACGCAAACAGATTGCATATTACAGCATCCATATTAGAAATTAACAGAGAAGATGTATAATGGCTAACAAGATTAACCAAGTTCATATAGCAGGTAAACGTAGAAAAAGACCTGGAAGACATGCTAAATGGCAAAAAAGAAGAAAGACTAATCAAGGGAAACCTTTATAAAGGTAGACAAATTAAATTAAAACTATTATATAATTACTATGACTGAAATAATAAAAATACCCGCACAAGCAAAAGAGATTGTTAAAAACAAAAGAACAGGTGTTGTTTATACCGACAAGGCTGAGTTTGATGCTGATGTAGTCAATCCTGCTACCGATACCACAGTAGAAGATTTTCAACAAGATCTAGAAATTACTGTTGCTTCACTGACTACTAAACCAGCAGCAAATTAATTTATGAAGCCTTTAGGCGGAACAGAGCTTCAACATGCTCAATTGTATAAGCATGTAGATAATGATCTATTAGACAAAGTTCAGATCACTACTTCTGTCCCTGAAAAAATACCCTTATCTTCTACTAAAATAAATATTCTTTGGGAACAAAATTCCTATGATCAAGGTAATATTGCACCTTGGATGAAAGACCCTTCCAATCATTCTAAGTATGATTGGTATGTGTTCAACAGTCATTGGTCTGCTGAAAAATTTAGAATGATGTTTCATCTACCTCCTCATAAATGTGCGGTGATTAAAAATGCTATAGAACATTTTCCTGGTAGAGCGGCATATCAAAAAGGTCAAAAATTAAAACTGATCTACACCTCTACTCCTTGGAGAGGATTAAGTGTGTTACTAGGAGCGATGCAACTTATTAAAAACCCTTTAATTGAATTAGATGTATATTCCTCTACACAAATTTACGGAGATGCGTTTAAAGATAAAAACGATGATGTATATAAACCTTTATATGATCAAGCAAAGAAATTACCTAATGTAAATTATATAGGATATGCTTCCAATGAAGATATTATGAAAAAAATATCTGAGTATCATATATTTGCTTATCCTAATATATGGGAAGAGACTTCCTGTATGTCTGCGATAGAAGCGTTGGGAAGTGGGCTACATGGTATTGTAACTAATTACGGAGCTTTATTTGAAACATGTTCTGAGTGGCCCACGTACGTTCAATATGATACCAACTACAGGAACCTATCTAAATGTTTTGCTTATGCTATTGAAGGTATCACAGATCAGTTACACACAAAAGGAATGCAAAATTTATTAGATGCTCAAGTTTCTTTTTATAATAAATTTTATAAATGGGAGAATAGAAAACATGAATGGACTAATTTTTTAACAGGAGTTATAGATGCAAAATAATCATGAACCTATATGGTTTGATGAGAAATCAGAGACCACGGATCAGGGAACTAAGGTAAAGAAAAAAGAAGCAGGATATTCTTTATTTGTTGCCACCCCTGTACATAGTGAATGCTCTATTCATTACGCTCAATCTTTATTACGATTACAGGCTTATTGTTTTAATAAAAACGTAAAAATATCTTTTCAGTTAATGAAATCATCCTTGGTAACTCAAGGTAGAAATATGTGTGTCAGTGCTTTTTTAGGGAGTAAAGCTACTCATCTTTTATTTATTGATTCGGATATTTCTTTTAATGAAGGATCTCCAGAACGAATGGTGGCTCATGATAAGGATGTTATTTCTATCCCCTATCCTTTGAAAGATATTAATTGGGATAAAGGAATGCATATGATTAAAGAAGGTAAGGTTAAAGAGGCTAAGGACTTAAGAAACAAGTCTTTTTATAGGTATCCTATGAAAGTCAATAATAATGAAGAGATAAAATTAAAAGATGGAGTTATTGAAGTAGAGCATTCCCCTACTGGATTTATGCTCATTAAAAGAGAAGTTATACTTAAAATGATAGAAGCTTATCCAGAAATGAGAATTGATCAAGATCAAGTTATTAATGGTAAAAATGAAAAACTACCTAATTTTTGGAACTTCTTTGATACACAATTTGATCCAATTAAGCATTCTTACACAGGTGAAGATTTTGCTTTCTGTCAACGGTGGAAAAATATTGGGGGTAAATGCCATGCTTGGATTATGGATTATATTACTCATGTAGGAGAGCACCAATATACAGGAAGATTTGCCGATGAGTTGATACTCCCTGATAAATAAGATAAAATCAGGGTTAAACAGTATTTATAAAAAATGGATCCATTAACACTTGCATTAATAATAGGAGGAGGCTCAGCGGCGGCGGCTAAACTTGGTGGCGCTAGTACT